ACGTTGTAGTTCGTTAATCACACGACGAAAATCTGGAAAGTGTTTCTTAACAACTTCCGCAACAATCTTTTGTTCGTATGGTACTTCTTCTTCAGTCAGAATTGATTTGATACGACCAAAGAACTTAGATGCCATCTCTGCCTTTTCAGACGGAGATAGATTGAAGTCAACTACAGAACAACGTGAATGCAGTGGATCGATGATACGTTGTTTGTAATTACAAGTGAAGATGAAAGAACAATTCTTTGCAAATTCTTCAATTGCATTACGCAACGCAGGTTGTGTCGAATTAGGATTCAGGTAGTCTGCTTCATCGATGATGATAACTTTACGGCGACCCGTAAAACTCATCGCAGAAGCAAACCCCTTAATCTTTACACGAAAGGTGTCGATACCAGATTCATCAGAACCATTGATTACAATGTAATCGCAACCGATCTCGTTGCACATTGCTTTCGCTACGGTTGTCTTGCCTACTCCCGGACCACCAGCTAGAATTAGATTTGGTATCTCTTTCTGGCTGACGTATTCCTGAAACGGTTTCTTCAGACGATCTGGTAGAATGCAGTCCTCGATTGTTTGAGGACGATACTTCTCTGTCCATAATATATGTTCCATTAGAACCTTTCACAAATATCATAATATTAAGCAGCTTCGAACTTGCTGCCAGTCTCAGTAGTAATCCAGTATTGAATCTTACGATCATTATTCTGGAAGTGTGCAATACCCTTTGCAGAGATTGTCACGGTATAGTTTCCAGTCATAAGTTTTTCAATAAACTCAGAACGGAAAATCATATTGTATTTGGTTCCATTACCATCACCAACTTTCAGTTTATTGGTGTTGGCAGTATTGTTCATCTGCAAATCTGTGGTTGAAAGATTAACTTCTGTACCATCAGATTCTACAACAATGTGTGTGGATGACAATAAACGACCAACCTGAAGAACCCACTGTAGATCATCTTTCGATAGATCAAACTTGATATCTTCACTTGGCATTACGATATCTTTCTCTGGTGCCACGACGATAACATCTGCATCACAGAAACCGTAACGGATAGTAGAACGACCACCCTTGCATTTGATCTTAACCTCTTTGTCGGAGAACTCAAATTCTGGCGATTCGTCTGCGGAAATGACGCCCAAAAAGTTATTTATGTCATATACACCGAAATTTGTGGGAAATTCTTCAGAAATTTCTGCGCTGGTCAAAATATTTTTGTGAGAATTTACAGTTCGGAGTGTCTTTCCAGTGCGGAAGAACATTCCTTGGTTGATATTGCCGTAGTTCTTTAGAACTTCAATTGTTTCTTTGGATAGTTTCATTATTTACCTCATTATTAAAATTGTCATCAATCGAATAGATTATATCATGTTCATACAAGAACATCAAGCAGCACATGGCATGAGCTAGGTGATGTATACCAGATTCTGGATCATCTCGCTCACCGTTCTTCCATGCCCATACGTGCCGTTGCATTGCATCAAAGTATCTACGTTTGGACTCAGGTACGAACTTCCAGTTGCCTCGTTCATACTTCTGAGCACCAAACGTCAATACAGCTACGGTCGCTTCGAGTGCTTTGGGTGGAAGCAACCCATATTCTAGTTTGCCTCCATCAAATTTACGACCTTGTTGTGTCATAGTTTACCTGTGAACTGTGCTACTGCTGGCATGTTACCAGTAAACGCATATGTACCAATGTGTTGTGTTTTCATCCATGGGCACAAATACACTTGTCCACCAATTGCTCGCCACCACTGGCAGAACATGTAATCTTCTGACAGATAACGATGTGATGCTTCATTTTCCAACTCAAGCATCTTTTTCGCTTCTTCGCTTACATCTTCACCCTTAGACGCACGTTCCATCAAACGATGGATATCTTCAAAGTTATATCCTTTGTCGATAACAGTATCAAAGTAAGCATGAATGTAACGTGATCCATCAAAGTTAGCTTGGCCAACATGATCTGGTTTGTATCGCAGATGTGGATATGCTTCTGCAAACTTTGTGAATACTTCACGTTTCACCATCATGAATCCAGTACCAATCTCCATCACTTCTAATGGCTCAGTAACTTGAAACTGTGATGTACCTTTGACAACGTTAAACACATACTCACCAACAAGAGTTTCTAATTCTCTTGCTTCCATGTTTGGATGTTTACGTGCTGCTGCAGCGATGTTGCCCCAATTGATAGACTTCTTAGGATAAGGTGCCCCAATAACATCTTTATCAAGTGCCATCAATGCAATAACGTCACGCGGATCGTAGTGAATATCAGAATCGATAAAGAGTAAATGTGTGCATTCCGAACGAAGGAATTCATCTACTAGGTAATTTCTTGCTCTTGTAATTAGTGATTCGTTGAAAAGAAAAGAAAACTTTGTATCAACACCGTAACGTGACATGACTGCCTGTAAATCCAAAGAGGATTTCATATACAGACCGTGATTCATACCACCATACATTGGTGTTGCAACAAAGAGTTTATTTTTTCTCAGTTCATCTATTTTGACTTGAATTTCCATAATTTATCCATAAAAAAGAGAGAGGGATATACTAATATATATCACCTCTCTCCACCTGTTTACCTACTAATTAGGCAAATGCTCGTTCGCCTTGAGCACGAATAGCCGCAATGCCTTCAGCAACCATACGCTTAGTTGGTGTGCCTAGACGGTAGAAGAAAACTTTGTCACCGTGTGCATTGATACGGCTGTTGTGATAGATTGCGTATCCATCATTACGTAGCTCATTGATTAGAGCTGATGGGTTTGCAACACCAAAAACACTTTGCATTTTGTTTGCAGTGAGAGTGTTGTAACCATCTTCTTTAGACAGATATGCCAGAACTTTTTGTTTTGCTGATTTCATATTAAAAACTCCATATAGTTTAGTCGCACAATTTATGGTACAGAGGCGACTCATCTCTGTTTTACAATAATACAACACCCAAGAGAGTAAGTCAATACTCTCCCAGGTATTAATGTCGATTAGAACGGTATTTCTTCACTCGTTTCTGGTTTTGCAGGTTCCTCAACAGGAGGTGCCATGATTTGTTCAGCACTTGCACCTGCATCGACTTTGGTATACAGATCAAGAAACGATGTTTTGGTATCAATATCAAAACGATTCAAGCAAAGTTGGATTGCTTTCATCTTGTTACCGAATACACCATGAGTCTTGACGATGTGTACCAGACGACGAGTTGAGATAACTTCATCAACACCGCCTTCATTGAAGGTTTTACGAATAACGTCAGCCCAAGTAACAAGTTTTTCTGCAAACTCATCATCAGGTTGACCAACAGATTCTAGTTCTTTCTTTAGAATCTTACGTTCGATTGCATTCGATGGCCAATCTTGTTCCATCGTATTGAGGAATCGCTCAAGGAACGCTTCGTTCAGTACGTTGGTATACATGTAACGACCATCTTCAGAACCTTTACCTTTAGTATTTGCAGTAGCAAATATGGTAAAGCCAGGTGCAGGTGTAATCAACTCATTCTTTTTCTTAAGCAAGAATGGTTTACCTTCAAGAACTCGCTGCAATGCAGCAAGATTGTTTGCACCGTAGTCAATCTCGTCAATACACAGAACTGCACCTTGACGAGCGGCAACAGTCACAGGACCGTCACGCCATTCCATTTGTCCATCGATAAGAACATAGTTACCCAAGAGATCAGATTCATCTGTATCTGGAGTCATGGATACGCAAACAAATTTACGTTTTGCTTTCGCACATGCTTGTTCGATAGACATCGTTTTACCGTTACCCGAATGACCTGTAATGAATACAGGAAAGAACTGTTCAGATTTAATGATATTAAGAATATCATCAAAGTTACCAAACGAAACATAGTTCTTGTAAACAGTTGGAATTAGATTCTCTGTTTCAAGATCAGTAGTAACATTGGAAATACGATGAACTTTCTTAGGTTCATCTTGAACTTCAGGTTGTTTAGGCATAGGTAAAACTTTCGCAGATAGATTAGGCACCCAATACATGCCACGTGCGGCACGATTGGAAGGTTCTTTCAAAAACCATTGAGGAACTTTAATGCCTAGATCATCACAAATACTTTCAATCTCAGATTTACTAACGGAAACTTTGCCGCTAGATTGCAGAGCATTCAAAAACTTCTCACGGGTTTCAGTACGAACTGACATAATATAGACTCCAAATCAAAGATACATCATAATAATAACATCAAATGGCATTACTGTCAAGCTCAGACAGCAATACCACCGATAAACTTAGATACCAAAACTCGGTTAACTTGACGAGATTTGTTCATTTTCATAAACGCATTTGCCAATTTACCAGAGGTAACTTTACCATTAATCTCAAGACCTTCATCTTCAATCTTAAGGCTACTACCGCCAGGAATCAGGAAGAAATTATCATATCCCTTTGTTTTACATTCAAGGAACTTTTGTTTCTTGAGTGTCTTGGTATGTTTGTCAGTCCAATCAGTGAACTCACGATCTCTTTGCCAATTATCCTGAATCTTATGAATACGTTCCAAATCTTCATCTTCATAACGATTACGAATTGCATTCTTAGTCTCACTGTTAGAACCACCAGTAATAAAGAAACCGTAAACTTTGGCACCAGTAACTTTAGTTAGCCAAGTCATTGTTGCAGCACGTAATTCGTTGTAAGAATTTTTATATTGCATTGAAAACTTATTCTTACGATCAATCAGATATGTGTTAAACATTTCTGGCGAAGCATGTTCAGGAACCAATTCACCATGACCATCATCTTTGTATGAATGACGCAGAGCATCGGCATCACCGTCATGCACAACAACCAGATTTACAATATCCAAGTTATGTTTCATACGGAACTGATCGATAACTTTGCGTGATGCAAATAGAGATTCGATCAGTGGTGTGTTCGACAAACTTTCACTAGGAGGAATTGGATGCCATGTACTTCTGTATCCACCTCTTCCCTGAAACGATCTACGAAGCAACAACATCATCTTAACAGATCGTTGAAATTCTGCAGCAGACATTGATGAGTTCAGATATTCACGCAAGAATACTGGACGAACAATAATTTCTCCTGATTTATTTACAACCTGTTGCTTCTGCAATTGAATGGTAGAGAAAGTATAATCATAGTCAGTGTTACCTTTATCAAGTACGTATGCATCGAGTGCATTACCAAAACCATAAACAGTAAAGGGAATGTTTACTTTACGGCAGAAGAATGCAAGAACCAAAATCTGTTCAATCGATGGAGCCATGTTCTCTGTCATCGAACCAGATTTGTCGAGCAACAAAATCAAACCATGCGATTTACCTTTAGGTACACGCATAACTTTCTTGAAGATTGCATCATCAAGTTTGTATTTGTAGATTTTGTTAATATCAATGTCACCAGTCGATGATACTTTTGCTTTTGAGAATTTACTTGCGGCTTTACGCATCTCAAATTCTTTTGCAAGCATGGTAATGTAACGTTCGTTCTTCTGTTTGAAATCTTTGTATTCAGATTCAGTTGAACTAGTTACAGCATCACCATAATGTTCAGTATAAAACTGTTCAAGTTGTTTGATTACACGTTTTGCAGGTGTAATGATTTTATCTAAATTGATTTCTGTCGGAACATGAACATACTTGTATTCTTTCGAACTTTCGTCAAGCAATCTTGCTTCATTGCGACGGAAGTTCTCATCAGTTTCCGCACGTGGAGTAAATTGATTTTCAGTGGATGGATTAGAATCCTTCTCACGATTTACTTGACCTGATTTATTTTTGTCCTCAGATGATTCGCCTTCACCAGAAGCTGAGTGTCCCTGGTCACCATCACCTTCATCACCTTCTTCACTTTCGGAACTATCAGAACCGAAATGATGTTCTGATTCACCCTCAAAAGTATCATCGGTGTCAACTTCATCATACATATCTTCCAACTCATCCATTTCTTCTCGGAGATCAGGATTTTGTTTGAAGAAATCTTCCATCAATTGTTGTTGTTCTTCTTTCGAGTATTCCCAAATTTTATTGGTAACTCGCAGAACATCTTCCCAAGTTTCAACACCATGAACTTCATTCAAAAGTTCACGTTCGGTGTCGTTATGAAATTCTACTTTGAAGAAAGGACCGATCTTGAAATGAATATTGATACGGTCAATGAATGCAAGTGCTCTAGTACGACCGTCCAGACCAAAGAAATCTCTACGATTCAGATTGTCGTATGCACGATGAAACGGACCAACAATACCAGGATATTTACGTTTGACTTTTTTCTCAATGCGAGCATCTTCAATCACATTAAGAAAATGTTTGTATGCACGACCATTCTTGGATGCAACATCATGCCATCCATCAGAAGGTGTATATAATGCGTGACCAACTTCATGTCCCATCAAAAGATCGTATAGATCACCATCCATATCTTTCCAGATTGGACAAGTAAGTACACGGGTTTTGGGATTGAATGAAGCTGTTTGAACTTTACGGTGTTCTACCGTTATGTTTTCCGTTGCCATTAGTTTGGCAAGGATCGATTTTGATTCTGCTGTAATCATACAGACTCCAATTACTATTGAACTTCTAGTATATCAGTCTTTATAATTTTTGTCAAGTAACCGTGCAATTGTTGCCGTAATGTTGTATCTTTGGCAATTTCTTCCATAATTGCCGGTAATCCATGATACTGCATTGCCGAAATGACATCATTTACACTGTGGTAAAAATGCATTTCTTCTTCTTCGGATATTTGTTGCCAGATAGAATTGTCCATATGATTATGATACTACATTTAGAAAAAACTGTCAAGCGAATTCACCTGACCTTGTTTATAACATTCTTTCCACGAAATCTTTGCAGCTAAACGTGGTATGCCTTTCCATTGTCCACCTGTAACTTCTTTCTCATATAACTTTACTATACCCGGATGAAACTCTGCAAGTTTTTTCATAGCGTTATTATGTCGTTCCAATGTTCTTTCAGATTCACAACCACCTTCTGATTGTGTTGCAATCGTATCTATTCTAAATCTATTACTGGTACGATTTGCAAATCCTTTCTTTAATAACTGTAGTGTAACATGGAAGTCCTCAGAGAACTCACAACCTAACCAATCTAATTCGTTTGCAGGAAACTTTGTTCCATCGTAATAAACGTTTGCACAAAGTCTAGTTACTTCTTTATATTCATTTTCACGATCAGGTATATTCCATGCAACATCCATACCAGAGAAAGTTATTCCTTGATCCATCCATTCACAGACTGTCTTTTCCCATTCAACAAAGTCAGATTCTTCCATCTTTCTTTTAGAATAGTCACCATCTTCATTTTCCATTCTTGTACGATAGAATGATAGATCATCATCAAGAACTGCAAAACGTTTATCTAAATTTTGTTTTACAATCCATTCTCTTGTAGGTGCCAGTGTTTGAATATGTTCTGGTAATACAACTATAGGATACTCACCATACAAATGTTTCTCACGATCT